GACCACAGCTTCCTCGATGCGGATCTCGATCTGCTTCCCGTCCGGCGTGTCGCGTTCGTCGGTGCGAGCAGTCGTTCCGGGCGGGGTGATGATCGTGATGTCGACGTTCTGTTCGCCTCCGCCAATGGTGGCGCCCGCGTTCATGGCTTCCAGCGCTGCACGGTTGCGCTTCGTAGCTTCAGCGTTCGCAACGAACTCTTGCCCGTGCACAACCCCAGCGATCTGACCCGTGCCCATGTTCCCGGTGTAGCCGCCTTCTTCGAACCCAGCGATCTTGGCGACGTTCGCAGCGGCAGCAATGCCCACCGAGATCACCTGCGGGGCGTTATACGGCCACCCAGGCGGCGCAGCCAGTGCCTTCTGTACCGCAAGGACACCGTCGATCGTTGCTGACGTTACAGCGGCAGCGCGCCCGATTGCAGCCAGACGCTTGTTTCCACTGGTAGACAGCGCGGCAAGGTTGCTGAAGAAGTCCTTCGTGCCTGCGAGCTGCGTCTCCTTGTACATGATCGCGATGCGAGCTTCCGCAGCCGCAGCATCGTTCGCGCTGATCAGGTTGCGCTCCCGCATCATCGCGATCTGATCGTACATCTGCTGGAACGCGGCCACAGTCGCATCGAGTGCAACTTGTGTTCCGGATAGCAGGTCCGGGAACATGCTCGTCACAGCAATCGACGCATCACCAGGCGTGAACCCGCTGCTCGGATCGTTCAGCAGGTCATTGATCGCGTTCAGCTGCGTGACGTAGGCTTGACGTGCGCCCACGCTGTTCGCAATGAGCGCGTCTTGTGCCTGCGTCGCTTCGTTCAGATCCCGCATGGCCTGCAGCTTCTCGCGGAGGGCTTTCGTCTCCTCCACAGGCAGGGGCAGTCCTTGCTTCTTCAGATCGTTGCTCACGCGCAGCAGTTCGGTCTCGACGCCACGATCACGCGACGACACCTTCAACAGAGCAGCCTGCTCGTCCAGCTCACGGTTATACGCCTTGAGCGGGTTGATGATGTCGTCGTAATAGGCGCGTGCCAGCTCCAGGTACTTGGCGTTCTCTGCCGCTGTGATCAGACCGAGACGCTGTGCTTCGTTGAGCGTCTTCTGCGCTTTGGCAAGTTCGAGAATGGCACCGCTGCTCGGCTGAATCGTGTTCAGCAAGCTGCGCAGCGCGTTCGTGGCCTTCTCGATCTCCTTGGCGTCGACTTTGATTGGCGCGGCTGCACCAGCCTTGTCGCTGACCACACCTGTCTTCTGGCCAGCAATGCGTTCCGCGCCGATCACCTTGGCGCGTGCTTCCAAGTCGGACAGGAACTTCTGAGCCGGGGTTCCCCCAGCGTTGAAGCCTTCGCTGAACGCTGTGCCGATGTCCTTGCCAAGACGTCCAGCAGCACCTTCGACGTCGTTGGGAAGCGTGAAGTCCAGATTCGTTGCGATCTTGCTGAGACCTGCAAACTCAGTCACCGTGCTGAGTAGCTCGCCTGCCTTGTTGACGAAGTTGCCGATCGCGCTCAAGATGAAGTTGAGCGCCTGCAAGAACAGGTCTTTCAACGCAGGAGGGACACCCTCGAAGATGGCGACCGTAGCGTAGACCGCACCGCGCCAGCTGTTGATGAAGAAGTCAACCGTCTTCGCAACCGCACGCAGGATTCCCGCAACACTGAACTCGACACTGCCGAGCCAGTCCTTTGCCAGCTTGTTGAGCGGCCCAAAGAAGGCGGCGATGTAGTCACCCAGCTTGCTGAACGCAGGGCCTACCGTCTCACCGAACGCACGGAACAGATCGCCAAGTGTGGTCACCCCATCAATGCCCAGCAGAATCTTGTCGCGGAACAACGTCAGAGCGGTGATCGCTGAAGTAAGAACGACGAGCAGGGCCCCGATCGGGTTCGCTGCTATAGCTGCCGTGAGAAAGTTGAACGCCGCCCCCAGGCCGCGAATAAGCGCCGCTGTGCCGCCCACCAGCACGAGCCCGGCAGCAAGACTCACCAGCGCACGCGCGACGGTGTCAATGTTGCGGGCAAGAGCGAAGATCGCCTGCGACAGTGCTCCGGTGATGCCGGTAGACGTGTCGAAGGTGCCGATCAGGTTCAAGACGTTGTTCCGCAACACCTGGAAGGACTGCGACAGCGTCGGAACGGTTGTCGCGAAGCGCTTCTCAAGCTCCTCACGCGAACCCTGGAACGCCTTCAAGATGGTCTGGGCAGTGATCTTGCCTTCCTCACCCAGCTTACGCAGCTCCCCGCGTGTGACGCCCATCTGCTTTGCAATGACGTCTGCAACGGCCGGCAGTTGCTCCATCACGCTGCGCAGTTCGTCACCGCGCAACACACCGGACGCCATACCCTGTGACAACTGAATGAGACCGGCTTGTGCTTCTTGAGCACTAGCGCCGGACAGCAAGATCGCCTGGTTCAGGCTCTTCGTGAAGTCGATCAGTTGCTTCTGGCTGACCCCGAGTTCCTTGCTGCTGATCGCAAGGCGCGAGTAGAGCTCGACGCTGCCTTCCAGCGAGGAACGGGTGTCGTTGCTCGCCTTCAGAAGCGAGTCGTAGACAGCCTTGAGGTTCTCGCCTTCCAGTCCAGTCGCTCGCAGACGGTTCTGGAGATTGGTGTACGTGTCCGCCAAGCGCAGCGCTTCGCGCGCTGCGAGTGCACCGCCTAGCGCACCCAGCGCCTTCTTCAAGAAGTCAACAGCGTTGGCGCTCTTATCAGCGGCTGGGGCAATGCTTTCGATGTTTCGGCGGACGACGACTGCACCATCTTCTCTGATGCGGATGTCAATGTTTTCAGTCGTCATTTCACACCGTTGTCAGGGAGTAGCTTTGCACCTTTGACTTGCGCTACACCGTCCAGGACTGCCGTCTCGACAAACCCTGAAGGAGCTTGAGCACTGTGGCCGCGGTTCAATGCTCCAATATACGGCAGGTTATTGGTTAGATGAATCGATTCTCCGCCCTTGTAAGTCGCAATCACACCAGCTCCAAGCGCCAATGCAATCTGAGCGTTTTGACCTCCAGTCGACCCCTCTTTCCCAGGAGCATAGGCTTCGACTGTGCCACGGGCCGGCTTGCCGATCTCTACCTGCCAGTTACTGCGAGCGCGCCCCGTATCAACAGGCGTGCCCATGACCACAGTGCTATCGACGCTCAGGGCCACCTTGCGCACCAGCTTCACCGCATTCGTTTCGACATTGCTGCCGAGCTTGCGAATGCGGATTGAGAACTGCCTCAGGTTCACTTCGCAGCCTTCCGAACGACAGTCGTCTTTCGGACAGGGGCAGTGGTCTTCTCTTTGCTTGCGGCTGGTTGCTTCTTGCTGGCACGGTGATTGAGGTACGCCGTGTCCATCATGCGGATGTGATTGAACATATCTTCGCGCTGATCGCCCTCTAGTTCCATCTCGTCACAGTAGTCCCGCACAGCACTCCACGGAATAGGGCCTTCGCCGAATCCCATGGAGCGACACGTCGTCAGGTCCATGAAGGCAAGATAGAACAGGTCGAGCCCAAGCTCAAGCTCCGGCGCGTCCGCAATCGCCTTGGGCAGTGGCATCCGGTTGCGGACGCACTGCTCAATGATCGTTCGTTCAGTAGGGCCCTGCTCCAGCGAATAGAGCAGGACCGCCTTCAGTTTCCCGAGTCGCGTTCCAGCAGCTCGGCGCGGAACAACGCGCTGCGCTGGGACTGCTCCTGGATGTCCTTGAACAAGTCCGGCAGATCGGTGAAGAGCTTGACCGCGTTCGCAACGCTGTAAGGCAGCGGGTTCCCCTCGCTGTCTTCGACATTCTCCCAGCCGAGCACGACCGTCGCAGCGTACACCTCGCGCATGAGCTTCTCGACAACACCGTTGTCGATAGTCTCGGTCTGGATCTGCCTGCGGTAAGGCTTGACCCGCGTCTCGAGCATCTTGGTGTAGGCGGTATTCGCGCCACCAGCCCGCGCAATGCGGATCGTGATCGGCTGCTCGGCGGAGTTGAAGCCGTACTCCAACAGGATGCCTTGCTTCTCCAACTTGTCGTCGGACTTGAACTGCTTGTAGAGGGACATGAGGTCTCCGAAATGGAACACAAGGAAGGGGAGCAGCACGGCGCTCCCCGGTGCCGCCCTTATTCAGCCGCTGTGGGCAGGTACGGGAAGGTCATCATCAGGAAGGTGTAGCCGAACGAGCTCTCGGCGGCGTTCTGCTCCAGCGGCAGCGTGATCGGCTGGTCCTGCTCCACGTTCAGACGACCGTCACCCAGGCTGAGCAACGGGATGTCGAACAGGATGCCTGCGTTGTTCTTCGCAATCGCGATGTCCAGCGTGACATCGCTGTTGTTCCGAACAGCTTCCACCGCAGCGACGTCCGCGAAGTAGACGGTCATGGACCCGCCCACCTCGAACGTGCCGGTGCTGGTATCGAAAGCACCCAGCGTTCCGATCGCCTTGTTCGGGCTCACATTGTTGTTGATCGTCAGCGTGAGCTCGGTGGCGAACGCGAACAGCGGGGTGACCGCCGCATCCGTTGCACTGGCCAGCGCTAGCTTGATCCGCGCGAAGTCGCTCGACGTGTTGATCGCATCTTCCGCGGTCAGCGTCGGGCGGGTACCCGACTTGACGCCAGTCGTGCCGTCACGTTGCTGGTTGTCGGTTGCAACGAACGTGAGGTCCATGTTGACCTTGTCCGCTTGCGGGATGTTCACCGTCAGCTCGTTCGCCACCGCGCCCACGAGGTATTCCGACATCGTGCCGTTGTCGTCTTCACCGAGCGTGCGCTCGATGTTATACGTGCGACGGATGATGTCGGCGGGGTCCGGCTCGTTGCGCTGCACACTGCCGAAGAACATCTGGATCGTCTTGCCGGTGCCGGTCTCCGCAGTTGCGGTCCAACTCACCTTGTCGAACTCCAGATACCCTGCCGCAATGCCGTTGACCGCGATGCGAGCAAAGCCACCCGCGTTCGTTGCGAAGTGCATTGCAGTGGCGTCGCCACCGATGTACACCCATTCGCCTTCGAGCAGACCCAGCGTGGTCAGGTTCGTCGTGCTGTCGTTGAAGCGTACGAGCTCGCCGTTCTTGCTGATCGAGCTGGTGCCGCTCCCGAACTGGAAGCCAACGACCTGCACCTTGGCAGCGGCGGGTGGGCTTGCTTCATCGCTGAGCGAATCGCTGACGCTGATTGCAGTGCCCGTCGAGGTACCGTTCGCCAACTTCAGACCGTTGTTGGCAGCAACGCCGAAACCGGACGCGAGCAACAGGTGCCCGTTGATGATCGTAGTCGGCAGACCGGAGGCCGCCGTGTAATCGTCCGCAGCAGCGGTGATGGCAGTGAGCGCAACCGCTGCCCCGTTCATGGGCTGGGTCGAAGGCTTCTCGCGGATGTCCGCAAAGAAGAAGCCTTGCAGAATGCGCGTGAGGTTGTTCTGCGTCAGATCCTGGTTGAAGCCACCGCTGGCATCCAAGTCCGTCACCGTTCCCTTCTTGCGCTGGCGCGAGGCGTTGATGGGGTTGCGCGCAACGGTGGTAATCTGCCCGCCGAAATCGCTGTAGCTGTTCGGTTCCAGACCGTACCAGATGGGAGTGCCCGGCAAAACGCCGAGCGTGGATTCTTCAGCGTAGCTGAGGCCGGTCAGGTTGGAGTCTTGCTTGTTCGGCATGATGCGCTACCTCGTGTCGTCGTAGGTGAAGTCCGTCAGAACGTTGATCTGCTCAAACGCGCCGCTTGAGCCGACCTCTTGCATGCGCGCGTTTCGATACCACACTGTACCGCGGGCAGTTCGATATGCGTTGACCACAGCTTGCGCCAATCCGTAAGCTGTCACCATTCCGTCGCCGACAGGAGCAAACACTTGCACCCACAGAGTTCCGGTCTGAGTGTACCTCTTGGTCCCCATGGCACCAGCGAGGGAGGATTGTCTTCCGTTCGCGTGTCGCAGCGATACGCGAGCCCACGCTGCATTCGCGGGCGGATTGAAAGGCTTGTCAGGGTATCCGACGTTCGATGCAGCAGCAGTGGCGTCCCATGCAGCCTTGAAGACTGCGAGCATTTCGTCTCGTGCTTGGTCGGCTGTCATTGCTTCACTCCGAACGCAAGCAGAAGCACGGTGTCGCCGGGCTTGAGCACACGAACCCATTCGACGCGGTACGTGACGCTTCCGTCGACGACGGTCTGGTACGTTGCAAGGTCGACGGACGCATGAGGAGCCACAAGGCACACCTCGGATGTCCTGCGCAGCAGCTCGCCGTCCTCGATCAGCAGTCCCAGCTCTTGAGCGCTGCTCAATGGAACGAACGTCGCGAAGGCTGTTGCTGTAGCCGCGGCGCCGCTGGGCTTCCAAGGCTTGCTGGAATCAGCTACTGTCTCGCTCAGCTTGTTGAACGTGACGAAGCGGCCGGTGCCTTCGATCAGCTCTCTGACAGTCTCGACGAGCTCAGCGTAATCAATCAGTGCCACTGCCTGCCCTCACCGGATCACCCGATTGCCGCCGCTTGGGAGCAGATAGGGGCGGAGCCAAGCGTCTGCTGCCGGGTATGGACGGAACGAAGGCGCTGTTGAGCCTGTGCCGCCTTGGGTGTAGGTGAGGTCGGTCTCGATGGGGCCAACCTTCGTGCGCTTGCGGCTGAGCGATTGGCCGTTCGAATCGTAAGACGCATCCGGAGCGAGTTCACCGCTCAGAGCGCGCAGAGCGTACTCAGCGCAGGCACGCTTGACGCCTAGAGGCACGCTGTCGTCCGCTTCGATGTACAGCCTAGGAAAGCTCAGGCTCTGCGGGTTGTCTGGGAATTGCTTCTCGCCTTTGAAGCGATGCGACCATCGTTGTTCGATGTAATCGGACGCGCGAATAATGGCAGCCTCTTTCGCGTCGTCCGTGCCAGTCCAAAGGCTATTGGCACGAGTCTCGAAATACTCGTCTGCAAAGTCTAAGGAGCAGAAAGAGTCTGCATTCACAAGGCCCGTGCCATCTTCGACAACCATTACGACCCCTCGCAGATGAGTTGCAGGTTGCCTAGGCCCGTGTCGACGTACAGGTTGGCCCAGGCTTCCAGAATGACTTCGGACCCGCGTTCCAGCTTGCCGATAAGGTGACGTTGACCTGCGGCCATTGCCGGCACGCCGATCGAACGGTTGCTCGGTCCTGCGACGGTAGCTGCGACACCCGTTGCATGCGAGCTCGGGGTAACGATCGCGAACATACCGTCGGCAGGGATGACCACACTGCCTGTCTCGGGAGCGGCCAGCAGCGCGCTGAACGCTGCAACGTTGGAACGTTGTCGCTGGCGCTTCCGGCGGAGCTGCGCCGCTGTGGTCATCACTTACGCAGAGGCAGGTTCGGGCGCTGGGTGCCCCGGGTGTTCTTGCGCGCCATCGCTTGGTCCAAAGCTGAACCGCGTGCCATCTTGGCAAGCTCGCTCAAGTTCAGTCCGGAAGCGTTGAGCTGGGAGCGAATGGCGGCTCGTCGTTGCAGTTCTTCCAGCTGGCGCTTGTGATAGGCACTGACTTGCTGAGCAAGAGTCTCTTGAGCTCCTGCACGGACAGAAGCATCGATCGCAGCGTCGAGCTCCGCAACAGCTTTCTGATGGTCTTGATCCGCTTTCGCCTTTGCTGAGCTGGTTTCATCGAAGCGCGCTCGCGCGGCTTCGAGGGCGTCTTGAGCCGCGGAAGTTTGCGGTTTGGCTTCGATGTCGGAGGGTTGTTCTCCGGGTCCTTGCTGTCCAGCCGCCGCGTCATCGCCG